TATGCAGGCTTTAGAGCTTAAAGACTACTCAGAAGCCTCTATGGAGTTTTTAGACTCTCTCTGGGCTACTCAAGTAGGTGGAAGGGCTTTAGATATTGCCCACATGATTAAATACGGTGAGTATCCAAAATGAAAGGCGTTAATCATTATTTAAAGGATGGAGCCATTCATAAAGGTAAAACCCATAAACATCCTGATGGAACCCTAATGTCTGGGGCCAAGATGTCGAAAAGCTCTAAAAGGTTATTCCATTTTAACGAATTAACGAAAACTGCACAGAAAAAAGCCAGGAGTCAGTGGAATGTATAACTACGGAAAGAAGAAGAAGAAGAAAAAAGGTAAGTCCAGACTTTTCTGTTTTAAGTGAAGACACGCAAGATGCTTTATTTTTAATTAATCTTAGTGTTGCGCCAAATGTTCCATTTACTGATATTGCAAAGGGTAAAATCCCTCAAAAAGAGGCTTGGATTAAATATCATTGGGCGGGCTCGGAAGATGAAGCTGCATCAAAATCTAAGATGTGGGATATGCGAATGATTAAAAATAAAGCAAAACAAGCAAAAACTTTTATTGAATCATTATTTTAGAGAATACAATGTACAATGAATCGGCCTACTCTGTTGGCAAGAACTTAACCGCAGGAACAAGTAACACTCTGTTTACTGTCCCTACTGGCTACGAAGCTAGGGTGACTATGTTGTTCATAGCCAACGTCACAGGCTCTACCGCAGGATATTCAGCCGCATGGCATGACGGCTCTATTATTACCTTCCAATCCAACAAGTCTCTTGGTGATGGAGATTACGACCAGTTTGGTGGGGAAGGAATTTTCCTTGTGATGAGTGAGGGAGACTACTTAACTATCACCCCAAATGCAGGCTCTATTTTTACTGCAATCGTGTCATTCTTCTTGTTGAAGTTTGATGGAAAGAAGTTCGATCTAACTGTATGAATTTAGATATTTCTTTGCTTTCTTGGCAACAAGAAGTATGGAACGATCCTGTAAGGTTTAAGGTAGTTGCTGCTGGTAGAAGAACAGGTAAATCACGTTTAGCGGCCTATTTACTACTGGTAAATGCTTTACAGACTGATAAGGGACACGTTTTTTACGTTGCCCCTACTCAGGGACAGGCCAGAGACATTATGTGGAACCTTTTATTAGAGGTTGGGCATGATGTTATTGAGGGTTCTCACGTTAATAATATGCAAATCAGGCTTATTAACGGGATTACCATCTCATTAAAGGGTGCTGACAGACCAGAAACCATGCGTGGTGTGTCTCTCAAGTACCTCGTATTAGACGAATACGCAGACATGAAGCCTGATGTCTGGGAACTAATTTTAAGACCAGCTTTAGCTGACTTAAAAGGAAGTGCTTTATTTATCGGTACACCAATGGGTAGAAATCATTTTTATGAACTCTACAAACAGGCTGAGTTAGGTAGCGACACCGATTTTAAGGCATGGCATTATACAAGCTACGACAACAATCTCTTGGATAAAAATGAGATTGATCGTGCTAAGAAGTCTATGAGTTCTTATGCTTTTAGACAGGAGTTCATGGCATCTTTTGAGGCTCGTGGATCTGAGATGTTTAAGGAGTCTTGGGTATCTTTTAGCTCAGAAGAGCCTGCTGGGGATTATTATATAGCTATTGACCTTGCTGGTTTTGAGGAGGTTGGGAAGAAAAACAAGACAAAACGACTAGATAATACCTCAATCTCTATAGTTAAAGTCCATGAAAATGGGTGGTGGGTAAAAGATATTATTGTTGGCAGATGGTCTTTAGACGAAACGGCAAGAAAGATATTCCAAGTCGTTAGAGATTATGAGCCAGTATCAGTTGGAATAGAAAAAGGCATTGCCAGACAAGCTGTTATGTCTCCTCTAACTGATCTGATGAAGAAGTATAATCGTTTCTTTAGAGTAGAAGAACTTACTCATGGAAACAAAAAGAAAACTGATCGTGTCATGTGGGCATTACAGGGAAGGTTTGAAAACGGTTTAATTCTGTTAAACAAGGGAGATTGGAATATTCAATTCATGGATGAGTTGTTTCAATTTCCAGACCCCTTAACCCATGACGATATGATTGATTCTTTAGCTTATATAGATCAATTAGCTAAAGTGGCATATTCATACGACTTTGAAGATGATACTTATGAAGTCTTTGATAGAGTAGCTGGGTACTAACTATGTTAGATAGAGAAGAGTTTACAATTCAAGAGTCTATCGAAAGCTGGGTCATAGAGAAGTGCGACTCCTGGCGAGATCACTTTGAAAATAACTACGAAAACAAATTCGATGAATACTATCGTCTTTGGAGGGGATTGTATTCTTACGAAGATAAGACTAGAGATTCTGAAAGATCTCAAATTATATCTCCAGCTCTACAACAAGCAGTTGAATCTTCTGTAGCTGAGATTGAAGAGGCTACTTTTGGTAGAGGTAACTTCTTTACTATTAGAGATGACCTTCAAGACCAGGAAACTCAAGACATTGTTTATCTGAGAAATCAACTTTATCGAGACTTTCAAAGAAACAAGATTAGGAAAGGCGTAGCTGAGTGTTTAATTAACGCTGCTGTCTTTGGTACTGGCGTTGCCGAGATAGTAATTGAGCAAGAAAAAGAAATGAAGCCAGCATCTCAGCCTGTTATGGAAGGTCAAATGCAGGCTGTTGGTGTTTTGATTGGTGACAGGACTGTATGCAAATTGCGTCCTGTTTTGCCTCAGAACTTTTTGATTGACCCTGTAGCTACTTCTATTGAGGATGCTATTGGTGTAGCTATTGATGAATATGTACCTTATCACTCTGTAGAGCTTCTTCAGGAGAAGGGCGTTTACAGAGATGTGCCTATTCAATTAGCTCCAGAAGACTCTGACTTAGACCCAGACCATGAGTTGACAGATCAGCCTGATGATAAGGTTAGGCTTACTAAATATTATGGTTTAGTTCCAAGAAATTTAATCGAACAAGAAGAAGAATTTGAAGACTCTTCTGAAGACAAGTCTTACTATGTAGAGGCAATTATTGTTATTGCTAATGGTGGAACTCTCCTAAAAGCAGAGAAAAACCCATACATGATGCAGGATAGACCTGTTGTGGCTTTCCCTTGGGATATTGTTCCAGGCAGATTCTGGGGAAGAGGGGTCTGTGAGAAAGGTTATAACTCTCAAAAGGCTCTTGATGCTGAATTAAGAGCAAGAATTGACGCGCTTGCCCTCACGGTTCATCCCATGATGGCAATGGACGCAACACGTTTACCCCGTGGCGCTAGACCCGAAGTTCGCCCTGGTAAAATCCTGTTGACTAATGGCGACCCTAGAGAGGTTCTTCAACCATTTAATTTTGGTCAAGTCTCTCAAATTACGTTCGCCCAAGCAGACGCCCTGCAAAAGATGGTTCAGACCGCAACCGGAGCCATTGATTCTGCTGGTATTCCAGGTTCTATCAACGGTGAGGCTACCGCTGCGGGGATTTCTATGTCCCTTGGAGCTATTATTAAGCGCCATAAGAGAACTTTAATTAACTTTCAGGAATCATTTTTGATACCTTTCGTAACAAAGGTAGCTCATCGTTATATGCAGTTTGAGCCAGAAATCTATCCTGTTAATGATTATAAGTTTGAAGTTACTTCTTCTCTAGGGATTATTGCCAGGGAGTATGAGGTTACTCAGTTAGTTCAGCTTCTTCAAACAATGTCTCCAGAGTCTCCTCTGTATTCTGCTTTGATTCAGTCAATCATTGACAATATGAATCTTGCTAACAGGGAGCAATTAATTCAAACGCTTCAACAAGCTGGTCAGCCTACTCCAGAGCAGCAGCAGGCTCAACAAGCTGTTCAACAGGCTCAGATGGCGTTTCAAGAGTCTCAAACTAATGCTCTTAATGGTCAGGCTGCAGAATCTCAAGCCAGAGCGCAGAAGATTGCAGCAGAGACTAAAGCTATTCCTGTTGAGCTTGAGAATGATCGTATTAAAGCAGTGTCTACTAATCTAAGGGTAGGCACTCAGGATGATAAAGAATTTGAAAGAAGGCTGAAAGCTACAGATAGGATGCTGGCAGAACGAAAGCTTAATCTTGAAACCGCCAAGGCGTTGAAATGATAACCAATAGAGAAATGCAAAACATCTTAGATCAAGTTAATTTGATTTTTTTAAGACTTGAGAAAAGATTAGAAGAAGTAGAAAAACAGTTAAAAGATTTCGATAAACCCACTAAATCGAGGAGGACGAAAGGTGGATCAGGAAACGGAAAAGCATTATGAAGCCTTGGTTGATATGTTTGCAACCGATGGCTGGAAAGTATTAATGGAAGAGTTTAAGAGTAACGCTCTTCAAATAAATTCTGTTGAGGCAACGAAGGATAACGATGATATGCACTTTCGTAAAGGACAGTTAAATATTATTGCCTTCTTGTTAAACATGGAATCTACCATTGAGCATTACGCTAACGAGGGTAGCAATGATTCTGTTTGATTTTGTATGTGAGGCTGGACATTCTACTGAAAGTCTTGTTTCACGTGAAGTCAAAGAGATTGATTGTCCTCAGTGTAATCAGGTAGCTCGGAGGATCATTTCTCCTGTTCGATGTAGTTTAGATCCAACCTCTGGTCATTTTCCAGGTGCTACAGAGAAGTGGATTAAGAACAGAGAAGAAAAGATGAAACTAGAACGTAAGGCAGCCGATCAATAGTCCAATATACTCAAAGGAGTTTCAGGGTAGCTAAAGTCGGTCTTATAGAGGTTTAATAATGGCTAAACTAATTGACCCAGTAGAGGTAGATGAAAAATTTGACAAGCTGGATTCTGTCCCAGAAGAGGAGCCTGTAGAGCAATCTGCAGAGAAGCCTGAAGAAGGGGTAGCAGAGTTACCACAGCAATACCGCAATAAGTCTATAGACGAACTTGTTAAGATGCACCAGGAAGCTGAAAGCAGATTGGGGACTCAAGGCAATGAGTTAGGAGAACTTAGAAAGGTAGTTGATGATTTCATTCTTAAACAGTCTGAAAACAAAGCACCGGAGCCTGCTGAAGAGATAGATTTCTTTGCAGATCCAGATAAGGCAGTTGAAAGCAAGATTGCTAACCATCCTGCTATTAAGGAAGCGCAAGCAGCGAGCTTACAATTTAAACAAAACCATGCTAAGGAGGCTATTTTAAGCAAACATCCTGATGCCATTAATCTCATTCAAGATAGTAATTTTATTAACTGGGTGAGCAACAGTGAGATTAGGAAAGAGCTTTTTTCAAGGGCTGATAAGAATTATGATTTTGCTGCAGCAGATGAGCTTTTCTCTCAATATAAAGCTATTCAGGCAGTAAAGTCAGATGCTTCTCAGGCTGAGAAAGATTCTCGTAAGGATGCTATTAATAAAGCTTCTACTGGTAGTGTTAAAGCTAGTTCTGAAAGATCTTCAAGAAAGATATATCGAAGGCAGGATATTATTGAACTTATGAAGACTGACAAGTCGCGATATCTTGCTATGGAGCCTGAGATTATTAAGGCTTATAGGGAGAATCGCGTTAGATGAGGTAATTAAAAATGGCTGGTGAAACTTCTGGCGCTTACTTTACCGCGAATGCGGTAGTAGACAAAACCGCAGCAAATACTTTTGTACCTGAAATATGGTCAGACGAAGTAATCGCTGCTTATCAAGCATCTCTGAAAATGGCTCCTCTGGTCAAGAAAATGGCTATGAGTGGCAAGAAAGGAGATGTTATTCACATTCCTAAGCCTACTCGTGGTAGTGCTAATGCTAAGGCAGAAGCAACTGCTGTCACGATGCAGGCTAACCTGGAAAGTGAAACCACTATCACTATTAATCGTCACTACGAATACTCTCGTTTGATCGAGGATATTGTAGAGGTACAGGCTCTTGCTTCGCTTCGACAGTTTTACACTGAAGATGCTGGCTATGCTCTTGCCAAGCAAGTAGATGATGATTTGTTCCGAGCTGGCACAGGTTTTGGTTCAAGCACTCTTGACCTGACTGTTGCTGTTTCTGGTACTTGTACTGGTACTGCTTGGGAAAATGCTAACTCTTACTTTGTTGACGCATCAACTGGTTTGACTGCATACACTGATGATACCGTTGTAGCCACTGACGTATTTACTGATGCTGGTTTCCGCGCTCTCATCAAGCTGATGGATGACAATGACGTTCCTATGACTGATCGTGCATTTGTTATTCCTCCTGCTTTGCGTTCTGCCATCATGGGTACTGAGCGTTATGTTTCTTCTGATTTCCGAGACAGCAAGACTGTACAGTCTGGCTTGATTGGTTCAGTTTATGGCATTGACGTTTACGTATCTTCTAACTGCCCTCTGATTGAAGATGCAACTTCAAACAGTGCTGGTACTGTTGATGTGCGTGGAGCTTTCCTGATCCACAAAGATGCACTTGTTCTTGCTGAGCAAATGAGCGTTCGTTCTCAAACTCAGTACAAGCAAGAGTATCTCTCGACCCTTTACACTGCAGATGCTCTCTATGGTGTTCAGGCTCATCGTCCGGAAGCAGGATTCATCCTGGTTGTTCCAGACGCCTAAGAAGGTGAGGACTGGGGGGCGTAAGCCCCCTGGTCTATTCTTATGAAGAAAGATTCAAGGTTACAAAGAGCTGGAGTTTCTGGGTATAACAAACCTAAAAGAACTCCTAATCATCCAACGAAAAGTCACGTTGTTGTGGCTAAGTCAGGGGATCAAATCAAAACAATAAGATTTGGTCAGCAGGGAGTTAGTGGAGCAGGGAAAAGTCCTAAAACTGAGAAAGAAAAAGCTCGCAGACGATCTTTTAAGGCTCGTCACGCGAAGAATATTTCTAAGGGGAAAATGTCTGCAGCTTATTGGGCAGATAAGGTTAAGTGGTAATGCCAATACGCAAAACCAAGAAAGGTTGGAAAATAGATAAAGTGCCTGGATACTCCAAAACAAAGAAAGAAGCGGAGAAAAGGTTACGAGCTGTTAAAGCAAAGGTGAGATAGATGACAACCATTATTACTAAGAATAGTTCAACTGGCTCAGCAGTACCTACTTCTGGCGATCTTGTCCAAGGTGAGTTGGCTGTCAATGTAACTGATAAAAGGCTTTTTACTGAAGATTCAGGTGGTACAGTTGTAGAAATTGGAACCAATCCTTCTAGTTTAACAATAACAGGAACAATACTAGAGGACGTATATTCTTGGGCCACTACTAGCGGTGCAAATACAACAGATTTAGACCCAGATAATGGTTCAATTCATACCGTTACTTTAACTGGGAACATTACCTCATTAACAGATAATCTCTCTTCTGGAGAGGCTATTACTTTAATGATTGATGATGGCACTGCATATTCAATTACTTGGCCTACGATGACTTGGGTGAATAATGCAGGGAGCGCACCGACACTAGCAACTACTGGATATACCGTAGTGGCCTTATGGAAAGTTAGCACAACTCTCTACGGAGCTTTGGTAGGAGATGGTTCATAATGCTTTGGCATAAAGTACAAGGTGCTGGATTGTTAGGAGGCGGATGGGATCTTTCTGCTGCTGCATTTGATGACACGCCTGTTAATTTTTTTGCTGTTAGCGTTGATGATAGTCCAACTGATGTGTTTTTTAAATCAGATGGAACCAAGATGTATGTGCTTGACGATTCTACTAGAAATGTCAAAGAGTATAATTTAAGCACAGCCTGGGATGTTTCTTCCTCTAGTTACGTTCAGGCTTTTTCTGTTTCTTCCCAAGAAATATACCCAGCAGGTTTGTTTTTTAAAAATGATGGAACCAAGATGTATATTACTGGTCTTTCTGGTGATGATGTAAATGAATATAGTTTATCTACAGCATGGGATGTAAGCACTGCGAGTTATGTACAAAATTTTTCTGTTAGTGGACAAGATATTGCGCCTAGTGATGTATTTTTTAAATCAGACGGAACAAAAATGTATATGCTCGGCAACGATAATAATGATGTATATGAATACAGCCTAAGCACAGCCTGGGATATCAGTACATCTAGTTATGTACAAAATTTTTCTATAAGTTCACAAGAATCTACCCCAAGAGGTTTATTCTTTAAAAATGACGGAACCAAAATGTACGTCATTGGCCAAAGTGAAAATGTATATGAGTACAGTTTATCGACAGCTTGGGATATTTCTAGTGCTAGTTACGTGCAAAGTTTTTCTTTAGTTCAGCAATATTTTTCATTAATCACACCAGAAGGTTTATTTTTTAAAGATGACGGAACTAAAATGTACGTCATTGTGGAGTATATAGATACAGTTTATCAATACGACTTATCAACAGCTTGGGATATTTCTACTGCATCTTTTACTTATCCAACATCTGATTATTTTTCAGTATTAACAGAAGAGACTAGCCCAACAGGGTTATTTTTTAAAGATGACGGAACCAAGATGTATATTACCGGAACTGTTGGTGATGATGTAAATGAATATAGCTTATCGACTGAATGGAATATTTCTACTGCTAGTTATGTACAAAATTTTTCAGTATCAACAGAAGAGACTATTCCACAAGGGTTATTTTTTAAAAATGATGGAACTAAAATGTACATCATTGGTTCTTCTGGCGATGATGTAAATGAATACAGCCTATCTACTGGATGGGATATAAGCACAGCCAGCTATTCTCAAAATTTTTCAGTATCAACAGAAGAAACTTCTCCAACAGGGTTATTTTTTAAGCCTGACGGAGCAAAGATGTATATTACTGGTTCTGCTGGTGATGATGTTAATGAGTATAGTCTAAGCACAGTCTGGGATATTAGCACAGCTAGTTATGTGCAAAATTTTTCAATATCAGCGCAAGATTTTGTTCCACAAGATTTATTCTTTAAATATGACGGAACTAAGATGTACATTGTTGGAGAAAACAATAATAAAATATACGAGTACAGTTTGTCTACAGCTTGGGATATTTCTACTGCTAGTTATTTGCAGGATTTTTCTGTAGGTCAACAAGAGATTGTTCCTAGAGGTTTGTTTTTTAAGCCAAATGGGGCAAAAATGTACATTGCTGGAAGTATTAGTTCAGCAATTTGGGCTTATTCACTTTAATATTTTATTGTAAATTGAGATTAAATAGATGTATGTAAAAGCAAACAATAATATTGCCGAGATTTATCCATACTCAATCGGTGATCTTAGACGCGATAACCCGAATACTTCTTTTCCAAAGAATCCTAGTAATGAGTTATTAGCTGAATGGGGTGTTTTTCCTGTGTCTGTTGTAAATGATCCAGACCACAATGCTTTGACTCATAAGATTGTCACAGACAAGCTACCTACTTATATAAATGGCGCATGGATTCTTGCTAAATCTGCTGTTGAGATGGATTTTCAAGAGAAACTGGACTATCAAGACAAGATTTTTCGAAAGTATGATCTTGCTGTTCAAAAATTTATGAATGAGAAGGTTGCAGAACGTCAATATGACTCAATGATTTCAGCAGCAACTTATGCAACTTCAACTAATCCTAAGTATGG